CCCGTTTAAGACTTTCGTCCCCTAAGACCTACTAATTTACCTTAACAAAAGGCGAATTAAAGGTCAGGATGCCCACGGTAATCAACCGCTGGAGCATCTTGGGCCGGACCCATCTCTGGGCCCGACCGCGCGACTCGTCGCGCACGGATCGAGACAGTACGTCTCAGGACGAACGGCTTGCTCGAAGGGTGACCCCTAAGAGCAGCCGCCATGATCACCCAACCGTGGTGGTCAGGTGTCACCGCTGTTCGGTCTTCGACCGGAACAACGTGGAGCTCTACCCATTCAGGACATTGGAACGCAGAGTTCCGTGTCCATCGTGGTTTGAACTCCAAGCCTTGCGGATCAATCCCTGTTTCTGGCCGCCCCTTGTAGGGGCGGTAGAAAAGGAACTGATCTGGTATCTCCTTAATTACTAAGGAAACAGCGTCTTCGAGAAAGAGCCTTGTAAGCTCATTTCGTCGACCAAGGTTTATGAACTTGAACAGGTTCTCGAGTGAATCGAGTTTCCTGTCAAGCGTCATGGGAGTGACATCCTCGCCTTTGTACCAATTGCTTCCACAACTTTCACGAAAGGGCCCCTCAACAAACGTCTTTCGAGCGTTCGTCTTGAAACCAACCTTCGCTAGGAGAGTGATGACCTCGCGTGCGATAGATTTCCGCACTACGATGTCGTCTCCGTAGACCCTAAAGTCACGGCCTGGCCTAGCTGTTGGTGAAACAGCTATAATCAAGCTAGCGAACAACAGAGTCTGAAGTGGAAAACAAAAGCCATTTCCCATCGTAACAAACTTCTCGTATCGACGTTCTTCTGTCGACGCGGGGAGCCTATACGAAGGGCTCCTAACTCGGTCGAGAAAATTGAACCAAGCAGGAGGAAGAAGCTCGCGACATAGACCGATCGAAATGCTATCACTAGCACTCGACAAGTCAATCGTTGCGAAACTATCTTCAGAATCATGGAGGGAGCCCTGACGGGCCATCTCCTGATTCGGGGACTGCCAACGAAGGTCTAGACCAACTCGGCGCAGTGCATCGCGCATGTGTTGATCAAAGCCCTTCTGAAGGTAGTTATTCCCCAATGGCTCGACAGCTATGACACGGTGTGTCTTCGCTGTCTTAGGTACGAATCCGACTTTGTTGTAGTTGACCGTTGTGCAGCAAATGTCAAGGTCGTTCTCAGTGACCTGAAGACATTGTCTACCATCCCCATGATTCGCACCTGTACGGTGCGCAAAATGAAAGTTGGCGGACAGTGCTGCAGCGAAGATCGGTCGAGCGGTAGAGCCCACGGTCCAACTTTCGGCAAGTAACTTCCTTGCTAGGTTGGTCATATCACCGTGGACACCTAATCCCGCACCGCTGGTGAAGTCGCACTTAGCGTACACGGAAGGCAGATTCGGGGCGTCCCTAAGGACGTACCTTATCCAATTCCTAGCGCGATGAAAATATCCCTCAAGAGGACGCACTTTTGCTGTGCGCCTACTCCGAGCTCTAAACCATTGGTTAACGCGCTTGCACGACCTCTCTGACGAGAGGAACGTTGCAAGTGCGGTGGCCTCGGGGTCGAGTTTGGACTCTTTAGGAGTCCAGGGGTACTTTCGAATAAGTGCGGCCATCTGATTCGCGGCGAAATGCATAGCCGCGGTGGAATACTGCTGTACCACCAAAGAATCAGAGACAGTGAGCATCTTCGGAATATCCCACGAGCGTATTGCTTGCTCGAGGGAATCATCCTTAGATAACTCTGTCCACTGCTCAACTACAGACCTCAGAATTTTCCGGTAGACCTTGTTAGGCCTATTACCGGCTCTGAGCGAAGTATTGAGTTTTCGTAACTCTTTACTTGAAGGAACCTTCACGAGAACCTCCTAGAAGAAAAGCTAACGCCGGATTACCCGGTCCAACGATTCTACTTTCTGCCTAGCATAAAGCCCAGCAGAAGCCCGATAAGAAGGCAAGCAGTAGGTATAATGTCCATATGAGCTGTTCTAAAAGCTCGATGTCCATCAAACCTAGTAGCTAATCTTCAAAGTCTTGAGCATGGTTTTAAAATCCGCGCTCGAGATCAGGGCTCCAAGATCGTTGGAGATCGCGTCAGCATCCGTCGAAGAGATTCCGACAGGCCCACTGTAGCTGATTGTGGTAATGCTGTCCCCCGAGGGGGTCAGCGCACCAGTCAGCGTGTGCGTGCGGGTCAGTTTAGCTTCGAACCGACCATTACCGCTGTACAGCCCCGTAGGTTTGGGGTTGGTCCTCGCGAGTCGCAGGACGTCTTTGACGGACAGGGTGTTACCCGGTCCGTTGTAGGACACCTGGTTCCCGTTAAAGGAATCAGCGGTGTAGGTCTTGGTGTTGAACGTCAGGGCCATTTCGGTCCTTAAAAGGTGGCAAAATGCCGTTATGAGAAGAGTTCCAAGCCGTTTTACCGGCGAAGGAACCGACTTAAGAGCTGCTGTCCCACGAGGGAAACAGCATCTCCTAGCCTGGTAACGTTACTAAGGCCGAAATCAGCCTTCACAACGAGACCGGGACTACGGAGGCCTGTGACGCGCTCCTTGCGGGTTGCGTCCTCTCGTACTAAGTTAACTCCCGGGGAAACTACTGTATACCCCGAGACCCACCCTTCAGTAGCGCCTCGTTGCGAGGTGCTCCCTACTTGGGTGGTACTTAGACAGCGGCCTAGACTCTGCGGGTAGAAAGCTTGCCCGAGGGCTCCAATTAAGTCGCCTACGTTAGCAAACCAGTCTACAACGAAACTGTACGCAACTAGGTTCCACGGCAACGTCATCAACGATTTCGCGTCGAATCCGTATTGGTATCGCCAGTCGGTAGTCATTTCGTCGAGGGACATCCCTCGCACTTCGACGCTCTCGGAATCCGTGCATTGCACACGGGCGAAAACGCCTTCAGTGCTGTGAGTAAAAGTACGCTCCCGGTTGAGGTTAATATTTCCCCTCGCCCGAGTCGTCTTCCGCTCATGGGTCATCCCACGTGCCACAGCAGTCATCACATCGTTTATACTACCAACGAGAGGTCTAATACCATAACGGTACATTAACCAAGCGTTAGCAGAACTCAGGGCCAGGCTAGCAGCACGAGCCTTGCGCTCGAACTGGAACCAGGACCCCAAGGGGCTCCACAACGTGTTCAACGTTTTATTGGCCTCTGCCATGTTCTCCCAGGTATCGGTGCTTGCGCGGCCGATCCCTGAAAGACACCTGGTAGATACTTCTATGGCCAAGTTATCAACGTCTGCGTAGCTTGCCAGAAAAGATCCTGGCTTTGCTACAAGGTCCCCAGTCGCTGACCCATAACCATGGGTCAAACGAGTCCAAGGACCTCCACTATACATGTACCACTGATTCGGGTATCCATTGCGATAGACGTGGGCATAAGTAATTGCCACACTACTCTTCGCTCGGATGTCCCTTGTCATGGGGTTCATGATAACCTCACCTCGCTCTTGGGCTTTGTTGAAGCCCTTCGAGACAAAGTCACTCATATACTCCAGTTGACCGTTCGCGAAGACGTTTGTAGTCGTCGCATTGCCAGCACCGTTATAAGCGGTGTGAATGGCAGCGGGATATTTCCATCCGCCGCCCCTGGTTCGGTATCTGTAGGTTCTGAGTGTCATAGTAAGGCATTGAGTTGTGAAGCGTTGACGATGTTTCGGTAATTCGTATCACCGAAGCTTTGTTTAGCGCATCACCGCTCACGCGGTAAAACGCAACGGGTTTTCACATCCCGTCAAGGACCCCTCTAATCAACTACTCTCGAGTGGGAAAGAACGTGACAGAGAGAGGGACGTGGCAACAATCACAGTCCTCGTAAGAGAACTTGATCTCACCACGTTTCATCGCCAACAGGACGGCCTCCAAACCATGCAACAAATCAATGTTGCACGGAGGAAGGCGTCGTACCGTCATCGTTTCCTTCGGCTTTTCAGCCAACGGACGCTGGACGAGACGACAGGAGTCATCAAACTCAAGATTTCCTTGAGAAAGGTTATCCATCCGAACCTGTTCATTCACGGTATCCTCACGAAGGAGAGTTGTTGGAGG